ATCACTATCCCACGCACTCACCAACAGGCGAGCTTCATCACGTAGGTTCAGGCGTAGCCACTTGATAGCTTCAAGGCTATCCTCCCCTCCCCATAGCCCTCTACCTTGCTTATCCACTACCTCGTAAAGCAAGATTAGATCAGACTTAGGCGGGTGAATTGTGTATACGTTACTCATTCATTGTCCTCTCGTTGTGTGACTTGATGTACCAACCACGTTGTGCATCCTGCTCGTATAGTTTAGGCAGCTCGTCTGGCTTTGCATAGTAGAAGATAGCTCCATCTGGTACACCGTAGGTATCTTCATCATCCTTCTCATCCCACTCACCAAAAGAGATGTAGTGAATCTCGTGTTCATCCTCAAATCCAAGCCATACAAGGGTTGCCTCAATGCCAATGACCTTAGTCATCGTCCTCCTCCAATCCAAAGAGGCGAGCCATTGCACTGTTCGCCCTCTCTAGGTTCTTAATCGCTAACGCGATGTCCTCTTCCTTGATGTTCTTCTCAGCTTGATCTAGGCATAAGTTGAACTTAGCCCGTAAGTATTCTTCATTCATTTGCTTGCCTCCACTTGTTTATTCTCGCACCCCTCGCAGGTGCTAGAGTCATAGGTATTGCGGTCATACTCTGCCTCACACACATCACATTCCACATACCAAGTGTCATCAAAAAACACTGGGTCGTTGAGTTGCATCTCGTATCCCATCAGTAACTGCCATCCTTTCCTGATACCCAGCCACAGCCATCACACTTAACCTTGCCCTCCATAGTTTGGCTATCACCTGACATCACTCTACCGCATACCCAACACTTGCCAAAGCTCATCAGTTGCTCCAATCGTGTGTGTTTTTATAGGCATTAGTTAAATCTACGATCTCTTTGATAGTTTCCAGACACTCTTCGTCCGTCCACTCCTCGCCATCTACCCCTGCCACACTCACTACCAAATCAAGAGCTAGCCCGTGCAGACAATCTATACTGCCTATGTATTGATTGAAGTTTTGGGTTGAATCTATGATTGAAAGAATCTCTTGCTTGTTCATTTACATTTCCTCCTCATCAGGTACGCCATTGACTAGGTTCATTACTCCCAGTGCGTGCTTTAACTGGTCAATCAATCCCTCTTCTGCTGGGTCGTACTCTCCATCTCCCAAGTATCCGCTTGACCATTCGTTCGTGTCATAGTTAAAGATAGTTCCCTCCTCAAAGCGTGCCTCCTCCACGCTATAGTCCCACTTCCACTTGCCTGTCTCTTCGCTGTAACTAACCACAAAGTGGTGAACCTTATCCATTACTTTCCCTCCTTGTAGCACTCAGTCATTGTTCCCCAGCAGTAGCCGAGCCAGTTCCCGCCCTCTCCCACATACCAGAGATGTCCAGCTATCTGCCACATTCCCCAGATCAACAACAGGGTCGGGATGATTACCAGCACGACCCAACCTCTTGGTGTTAAGTTGTTCATTTCTTGCCCTCTCTCTCTGCAATCATTTGACCTGTTCTAATTCCTGCTATCAAGCTCCGCAAAGTTCGCTCTGCTTCTGCCTTCGTCCCTCCTAGATAGTCACTGAAACCGCGAGGTTCCCAGTGTCCTGAGCCGTAGTGACTTCCTCCTGAGAAGTGAATGCGAAAGGCTCGCCCGTATGTCCTGCTCCCCTCTTGCAGTACCAAGTGCGGACGCTTGTTTGACTCGTAAGTGTCCTCCACCTCTTCCCCTTCAAATAAGGGTTTGACTAGCTCCTCCAACACACCAACCAAGCGGTGCAAGTCCTCCATTGTTGTACTCATAGCCCGTGCTCCTGTTCTACTTCTAGCAACTCAGCGATGAAGCGGGTCACCTCTTGCGGGCGGTTAGCGTACTCGGTCAGCGCTTCGCCTAGCTTGGCTAGTTCTACATAGCCCAGTTCGAAACTAGGGCGCTCCCAGTTTGATAGTGGCATCTCCTCCCCGTACATCTCCTCGGTGTATCCGATAAGGTCGAGGAACTTACGAAATGGGCTGAAGTTGTTGTAATTGCTCGCCCAGTGGTAAAGCTCGCCCACGTTCTCGGCATAGGTTGGGCACGCTTCTTGCAACCAAGAGAGGGCGCCCTCCTCTCGTAGTGTTGGGTCATTCTTGGCACACTCAGCGCACCCGCTGGTTCGGTCTCCTGCGTGGATTGTTGTCATTTATTTACTTCCCTTCGCACTCTGCATAGACGGGTTCAGTGACCCATTCGCCGTTTGGCGCGTTCTGGTATGTGATGAGCTGCTGAGTCTCACCCGTGGCACATCCTTGCGCCGTTCCTAGTGTTGCCAACATTGCCACGATTAGGGCAAGGAATACGCCCGCGACCGCTAAGGTCGCTTTGGTTAGTGTCTCCATCAGATACCCACCACTCCACAGGCTTCTAAGAAGCGCTTACGGTCAAAGCGTGGGTTCTCTTCGTATAGCTTCCAAGCTAGGTCGTAGGCGATGTTCTGCGCCCCAGCTTTGGATTCTTCTTCCTCGAACTTATTCGAGAAATCAATTTGCGTCTTGATAGCTTGTGCAATTAGAATGTAATCTTTGCGTGTCATTAGATACTTCTCCTCTTAGGTTCTTTCAGCTCGTTGTGAACTGATAAGAGAAATGTATTGCAACACTGTGCCGTATGTAAAGCTCATTTGGCACTTATTTGGTCACAGTTTGGTAACGTTATCCTGAATGAATCCTGAGAATGTCAGGGTGCAACTGTGTCGCTTTATCGACATTTCAAAGGGTGTCGGGTTGCAAGCTGTTGAATGTTCAACCAGTTGCACAGCTTTGAATCGGTTGCGTTGCTGGTTGGTTGGGTTGTTAAATGTTGGGGATGCTATGGGGTATAGCGTGCCGAGGTAGTAGTGCGCCCCACACTCTTTCACAAACAGTTATCCACAACCTTATCCACAGCCTGTGCATAGCCCTGTGGACAACGGTCTGCCCCGCAAAAGAGACCCCCGTATGCTTAATCCGCTGGCATACATACCTGTACTCCCCAAATAAATATATTTCCTAAAGTCAAACCCTAAATATAGCCTCTGACCTGCGGTTTTACTGATGTGACTAACGTCACAAATAAAAAGCGGGAAACCGTCTAAATTTCCTGCCTTATATATAGTAGGGGAGCAAAGCGGGGGTAGTGTGCTTTGCGACCCGTGGCCGCCTCTTACGAGGCCCCTAGGCCGAGTACTGACTTACCCCTCAGTTCGCTGTGGCTCCCTCGGGCGCTAAGCCCGACGCTAGCGGCGCTTTTTAATCGGGATAGGTCTATCTATACCTTAACCAGGTATAAATCATTTCCGAACCAGGTATAAATAAAATTCGATTCCGGCCCGTCCCCAAATTGTAAAAAAATTTTTAACGCGCTCATCGCGCTCTACAAGGAGGATACGTGGCAGATAATTCAGCCGACATTGCCAAGCGTATTATCCTTGGCTGTGTAGCAGAGGGTATGACTATTGAGCAGGCTACCGCCTCTGCTGGCAAAAGTATCAAAACGTATGAGTATTATCGTCGTACAGATAAGATCTTTGCAGATAAAGTAGACCGAACCCGCCTAGGTCTTAAGGACAAGCAGTTTGCCGGTGGCGATGTCCACGACATCTCATTCCAAGAGTTTCGCCAGCGATTCCTTCACAGCCGTACCTTCCCCCATCAGCAGAATATTGTAGATGTAATCGAAGGCCGTGAACCAGGATGGCTGCATCCTTCGATGAAGTATGAAAAGGGTGTGGCAAATAACCGCATCCTTATCAATATCCCTCCCAACCACGCCAAGTCAATCACTATTACAGTTGATTACGTTACCTGGATGGTTGCCCAGAATCCTAACTTTAGAGTATTGATTGTTTCCCAGACGCAGCGTTTAGCTGCCGACTTTCTCTACGCCATCAAGCAACGCCTGACTCATCCTATGTATGAAGACCTCCAGAGCGCTTATGCTGCTGGCGTAGGGTTTAACTCTAAGTCTGCCTCGTGGCAGGCTACCCGTGTCACCTTTGGTGATGAGCTACGTGAATCTAGCGAAAAAGATCCTAATATCGAAGCCGTCGGTATCGGAGGCCAGATCTACGGTAAGCGTGCAGATATGATTATTGTAGATGATGCGGTGACCTTATCTAACGCCAACGACTTTGAGCGTCAGATCAAGTGGCTTACCCAGGATGTGCGTTCTCGTTTGAACCCTACAGGTAAACTTATTATTATCGGAACTCGCGTCGCCTCAGTTGATCTCTACCGCGAGCTACGCCAAGAAGATAGATACCCAGGTGGATTAGTTCCTTGGACATATCTTGCTATGCCAGCGCTTTTAACAGCAGATGAGAACCCAGATAAGTGGGAAACCCTCTGGCCTTTCTCAGATGCACCCTTTGATGGACAAGAAGATTCAGATAAGAACGAGGACGGCCTCTATCCTCGCTGGTCTGGACGTAACTTGTACAACGAACGCCAAGCAATGGATGCTTCTACCTGGGCGTTGGTTTATCAGCAGCAGGATATATCTGAAAACTCAGCCTTTGACCCGGTATGTGTACGCGGCTCCATTGACGGTATGCGAAAGTCTGGTGCATTAGTTGCAGGACATCCCGGTCACCCACGAGATTTATCAGGTTTCTCCATTATCTGCGGTCTTGACCCAGCGATGATTGGTGATACCGCAGCTGTTTGTTATGCGATAGATCGCAACTCGAACAAGAGGTACATAGTAGATGCTATTAAAATTAGTAGACCGTCTCCTGCCGACATTCGTGAGCTTATATTTAATTGGACTTCCCTATACGGCCCGTCTGAGTGGATCGTTGAACGTAATGCGTTCCAGTCTTTCCTCACGCAAGACGAAGGAATCAAGCAACACCTTGCATCCAGAGGAGTAATCTTACGTGAACACCACACAGGAAACAACAAGTGGGACGCAGGATTCGGTGTTGCCAGTATGTCCACTCTGTTTGGAACGAAGCAGCACGATGGTAAGCATCATAGAGATAACCTTATCCATCTTCCTAGCGATCAAACAGAAAATGTCAAGGCGCTCATCGAGCAGTTAATTACCTGGACCCCTACTACTAAGGGTAAGACCGATATGGTAATGGCTCTGTGGTTCTGTGAGATCCGCGCAAGAGAGATGCTCAACTATGGTAAGTACGCATCCCACCATCTAAAAAACCCATTCCTATCTCGCGCAGAGATGGGCAAGCGAATAGTTGTCAACATAGATGAACTAATCGCAGAGAACAACCGTACGTTCATCTAACAAGGAGATAACAAAATGGCACTAAAGAAGCAATTAAAACCACTTAAAGGTTCATCAGACAAAGCACAATTAAAGAAGGCAGCAAAGAAGGCTGACCCTATGAAGGCATCAGCAGCATCTCACCAGAAAGACCTAGCAAGAATGTCAGGCGCAACAGCAGCGACTAAGAAGTTTAAGGCTGATAAAAAAGCTGGTATTCGGTCTGCTGAAAATAAGCCAAGTCGTGCATACACTGCTGGCAAGAAGGCTGAAAAGCGCACACTAAAGTCATTTAAGTAAGGACTAGACAATGCCAGTAAGAAAGCCAGGAAAGTGTCGCAAGTGCGGCAAGTCAGATAAAGCGTGTAAGTGCTGATGCCAAATATGAAGAAGCCTGCGCCTAAGAAGCCTACTGGCAAGCCAGTACCTGCTTCAAAGAAGAAGTTAATGCCACTTACAGGACCTGCTGCAGTAGAAGCATTGCAGCGTCGTGTATCACCATCTGGTGTTAAGAAGGCAGAAGCTGGAGCAAAGAAGGCCATTGACAAGAAGTACCCAGGATTATACAAGAAGAAGTAAGGAACCCCAGTGTTAACAACTAAAGAGGTCATTGCGAAGGTAGGTCGCCTTCAGACCAAATTCGCAGCACGTGATCAGCGTATGCGCGACGTGCTCTCGGTACGCCAAGGAGACATCAGCAAGGTTTATCCTTCTATGTTCTCAGAGGACTACCCAAAGCCTCTCGTTGCTAACTTCGTTGACGTTGCAGCACGTGACTTAGCAGAGGTGATGGCACCACTGCCATCATTTAACTGCGCTGCAGTCAATATGGTTTCAGATGCACAGCGTAAAGCTGCAGATACCCGTACTCGTATCGCCAACTACTTTGTTACAGCCTCTGATCTACAGATTCAGATGTACCAAGGTGCAGACTGGTTCAATACTTACGGTATGTTGCCAGCACTTGTTGAGATGGATTACGAGACTAACTCTCCACGTATCCGTTTGCTCAACCCGTTTGGTGTCTATCCTGAGATTGACCGCTTTGGTCGCACCACTTCACTTACTCAGATAGTTGTAATGGATGCAGAATCCCTTGCTGCTCAGTATCCAGAGTTTGCACCACAGATTTTGCCACGTAACAACTACGTTCAAGGTTCACCTAACCTATCCGTAGTGCGCTACCACGACAAGGATCAGGATTTAATCTTTATCCCAGAGCGTGACAACCTAGTTCTTACTAACTTACCTAACATAACTGGTAAGTGTTTAGCATCAGTTGCTATGCGTTCATCCCTAGATGGCGAAGCACGTGGACAGTTTGATGATGTGCTATCTGTACAGCTTGCTCGTGCTCGCTTTGCAGTGCTACAGATCCAAGCAGCTGAGAAATCTATCCAAGCACCTATTGCTATTCCACAAGATGTGCAAGAGTTGGCACTTGGTCCTGATTCAATTATGCGTTCTGCTAACCCACAGGGTATTCGCCGTGTTCCTTTGGAACTACCACCTGGAGTCTTTACAGAATCTGGTGTCCTAGAGCGTGAACTACGTATGGGTGCTCGTTACCCTGAAACTCGTTCAGGTGATATCAGCGCATCTGTTATTACAGGTCGCGGTGTACAAGCCCTACAAGCAGGATTTGATACACAGATCCGTGCAGCACAGGCACAGTTTGCTCGTTTGTTTACAGACCTAGTATCTCTTTGCTTTGAGATTGACGAAAGAGTCTTTGGTTCTATGACCAAGGAGATTCGTGGCGTTGATGACGGTACTCCATACTCAATGAAGTACATCCCATCACGTGACATCAAGGGTGAGTACGGC